CCATTTTTATTTTTAAATTTTTCAGCATTTTGCTTACGAATATTCTTCCTATTAATTATTCCTAATTGATAAAGTTGGTTCTGCACCTCCATCTTATTACACAGCTCTTCGACTTTATCCTCAGAAATGGTACCAGATATTCTTCCGTTATCATCGAAACCGACGTCCGTAAGACCATCTCTCAACGAATTCATAATTGCCGTCTTACTTAGTGAGTAGAAAAATCCTATCTCACAAGCGGTGACGTCAACGTCATTACGAACATCATTGGATTCAATCCAGTGCGCAAGTGCCCAACTGGTTCTCTTGAAGTCTCTCACGGAGACCGGGTAATTCGGTCTGGTAATCATTCTGAAATCCCCGTTTTTAGCTTTGGCTGTGACTGCTGCTACCTTAGCTGCACTTACATTAGTCATTCTAGTATCAAACAAACAAAATACAGCGGTCGCATTGGCCTTTTCTGGAACTAGCCAAGTACCGTTTATTGCCACACCTATAAGATAGAAATATTTATAACCACTCTTTTCAACATCCCCAATTTCTTTCGAAACATTTAAGAACGTGACCCCAGTGTCCTTCATGTTCGACGCTATATCGAACGTTATCAACTTGTACTTGGGAGCTGTCAGTCCTAACTTTTCCTTCCACTCTCTGTACTTGTTCGGCTTCAGAAATTCCTTTCGCATTTCTGCCGTGGCTGCGGTTTTCTGAATTGCCTGAGGCACTGACAACGCACCGTCTGGTGTTTTCTTTACCACATTCGTCGGTCCAGCGACCTCGGTGGCTTTCGTCTGATTTCTTTCCTCCAGCTCGGTTAGCGCAGCCGCCATTATCAACTATCACAAACAAGTCTCTAAATAAGTTCCTGTCAGTTATTATCTTCCACATACAATTCAAAACGTACTGACACGAACCACCTCCGGCATATACTTCATTGAATGCGTCGTCTAAAAGATGAACATACGCAGAGTTACCGTAACTCTTCGTTAAGTCCATTAAGGACACACGCATTTCTTCAATGTGTTCCTCATTCCTTAAATTTTTATTCCCCAGTCTGGTTATAATTTTTAAAGGATCTGGAAACACCTTACAACCAGACTCATGCATTACTATGAATTTACCGCAAAAATAGCCATGCCTCTTAACGAGCAGTTTTGCATTAAAATTCCACTGTAAAGCCGCAAGTTCCATAGTAGACCTGTATTCCATTCCCTTGGGAAACAGGACAATTGAGTCATCGCCGCAGAAGGCGGCTTTGACACACTTGTCCAAATCAGTTATGCTTGCCATACAGGCAGTTATAATCAGGGTGTTGCCAATAAAAGTTGTCACGTCACCTGATTTCCTTTGATACCATAACTGAGTTCGAATACCAGCCTTGTAATCCTTCACTGTGGTAAGCTGATGCCCGCGCTTCCACATTTCTCCAAGGATAGCATCTAAACCTAACCTGTCCCAAATGAGCATTTCCACAGCTTGATGGAAATCATTTTGAGACTTGTCATATTTAGATATATCCAGTTCGAGTACTTCCAAATTACTGGAAGTGCTTATACCAAGGAAAAAATTTTCAATATCCTCTACCGTTTTCCTTGTGTATATCATGAAACGGTTCTGATCAATCATTTCTAACAGGCGCTCTGTGAGAAAAGCGAAAATCGGCCCGAAGAGCGCATTAACATCCTTCTCATGATAGATTATTGTCTGTAAGGCTGGGTACTCACTTTGGATACTCAGATCTAACTTGGCCTTAGGTGTCTCTTTAATGATGTGCTTGTATGTATCCAAAGCAGACATGTGCGTGGTATTTTTGATTTGTCCCAATGTAGAGGCTTCTTGCCTCATATACCACTCTTCAAAATCAATGAGTGAGGGTATTACGGACCTATCAAAGGACCCGGTTAATACTGTTGAAAAAAGTTTATCCACTACCTTCACTGCCACTGCTTCATTATCCATCACCGACATTAATTCTGGGGCATTAAAATTTCTTTTAATCATGGCAAGCACATTTTCAGTAAGCCCCGGTTTTCTTTTAAATTCCATGGCCGTCCTAAGTTTAGGTAAAACGCTTGGCGTATTTGGTACGACCACGTTTGACTTGGAAATATCTAAAGAACAATTCTCTATACCTACACTCAAATCACTAGTGTGTACAATGAAATTATCATTATTTATATTCACAGTGCTATTACCGGGCAAATACTTATCATAAAACTCCTGCAATCCTAAGTAATTACCTAATTTCGGCGTTGGAATAAATTTATTGAAATTTATTTCCAAGCGCCGGAACTGTAATTGCTATTTCTTAAAACCCAAATCAGAAAAATTACGTAAAATCACATTACTAACTTGCTGCAAGGCCTCTATTCTAGCATATATAACATCGGCCGTAACTGTATAATAAACCAAACTATTAGTATGTCTAGACAAGGCCACCGTTATATGTTCGGATCCATCCTCAATTAGTGGAATGTTCTGACACTGCAACCGTACTAGCGCCACTGATTGAAAAGTCTCTCCCTGCACTTCATGAACGGTATTGGCCTTAAAACCTCTCTGTATCATTTCCAGTTTTTCATTCTGGGTAAAAGTCAGCACCTTGTCTCTCACCAAATTGAAATTAACTGGACTCATGTGC